ACATTTGTTGGCCGATAATGATATAATACTTCTTGCTGAGTTGCGCGAGTGCTGGAATTGGCAGACAGGCACGTTTGTGCTGACTTCTACTCAGTGATAAATAAACTCTCTGCATTATAATACAATAAATCTTGACAAAATCATTGAATTATATTATAATGCTAAACATGCGATAGTGGCGGAACTGGCATACGCGCACGTTTGAGGGGCGTGTCCGAGAGGGTACGAGTTCAAATCTCGTCTATCGCACCAAAGCATATATGCTAAGTACAATTTTAAATCATACTTAGCATATTTTTTATTTAAACCTAGTTCTTAATAGTAAAAAATACCACACACTATTTCTAGCATGTGGTAAATGGAAGACAGACAAGAATGGTAATCCAAGATAGACTTCCATAATTAGTATAACATATTTATTAAAATAATCAATAGAAATCGTAAAAAATAGGGGTATATACTAAAATCAATTAGTATATACCCCTATAATCATTTAAAATTTAACATGACCATTTGCAAACAATGTAACTAAAAATCCAATAGCTGAAATAGCAAGTGTACTTACAACACCAACAATTACTTTAATTTTTATATCGTGTGTTGTTTGCTTGTAATCGTCATATGGCTGTTTTTCGATAGCATCAACTTTTTGATTTACACTACCAACTTTTGAGTCGACATCAGTTTTAATTTCTTTAATCTGATTATCTATTTTATCAGATAAATTTACCTGTCCTTGTTTTACTTCTTTTAAATCATCTTTCATGCCAATAAGATTTTCACTAATTACTTTTACTGAAGTAGTAAGGTCATACATCAATTTTTGATCTTCTTTTATTGATTTAATATCCGCTTTAATTTCTTCAATTTGATGAGTATTTGATTTACTACGTTGATCACATTCTACCAGCATCACCTTTTCATCATCATTCATTATTCATCACCATTCCAATCTTTTAAAATATCACCTGAACGGTGATTAATTACTTTACATTGGGATTATGTAGAGTTGCAAGTGTTTTACCTTGTGTAGTAAGATATCCCTTAAGATTATCAAATGCTTCATTAACCCATTGTTTTACGACATCAAGAGGAATGATTGATTTAAGCACAGGGAACTTAGAGCAGAATTCATCATAAACATTTGCAAAAATAATGTCATACATTCCTTCATCGTACTGTGCCGAAAACTTAATAACAAGTGAATATAACACCGCTTTAATTCGCTTTACTTTTTCTGAGTTGGGAAGTTTATAAAAAATCATCAGTTCATATAACGCATAAACAATAACCGCTAGAACAATAACAACAACTCCCCAATAATTTTGAAGCCAACTAAAAATATTTACCATTAATGTTTACCTCCCTAAAATAATTCATTTTTTAATATTTCTTCAATATTATAAAAATCATATGATAAATTGCCACCACCTAAACCAATTAAATTATCAAAAATCTTTTGTGGAATGTATAATATATTATTACGAATCAAATAATTTGATATCTGTTTTTCCCCTTTACTATAATCACATTCTGGACATCTAAAACCATACTTACTTGCATCAGCAATTCTTCTTTTATAGTTCTCATGCTTATCATCAATACATTTCCAATAAACTTGTTTGTTACTTAATGGAGCATACTCAAATGGACTTTTCTTATTTTTTTCTGACCAAGCCTTAATATCATATATTGGATTACCTAATCTCAATAATTCTCTTACTAATTTAGGCTTAAATATTGATTTATATTGTTTCATTTAATTGCTCCATTATTTAAATAGTTTATACCACATATTTATAAGAGTATTAATGATTTTCCATATAACCTGAATGAATTCATTATTAGATTTCTTATCAATTACAGGGACAACAGGAATTGCTTGCGGCTCTTTATAATCACCAATTAAGCTCCAACATTCAAGAATAGGATATTTTTTGTCTAAAACAGCGCATCCATCCTTGCTCCATCCATTTCCCCATGTATTAACAAAACGCCATCCATATGAGTCCCAACCATAAATTAAGATAGCGTGATAACCTTCAATCTCCTTACCTGCATAAACAATATTTTCATAATCGCCAGCGTTGGAAGATAAATCAATTGATTCCATTTCACAATCAGAAAACCAAGGTATTGCTACATAAACATAAGAATAATTTAAAATAGCCAATTTAATATCAATATCATTTGTTAATTGAGCAAACCCTTTTACTTTATGTAACGAAGAATCTTTTTCAATTTCTATTTGATTAGATTTATTTAGATCATCAACAATCTCTGGTACATCTGCAATATAAGGGAATATTTCATTTTTACAATTTCCTATGCTATTAGCTAATTTAAGAATATCTCTTAATTGTGCTCCGCTTGATGTAATATCTGGTTTATGTGCATATAACCATGTCATACTAAATTCTTGATCTTTACCATAGGCTAATTTAAATTGTCTCTCAAACCACCTTGAAATTGATGCATTTGTACATATTCCAGTTTCACCCTGATTCTTATCAAAGGGAGGCAGTGGTGAAGCATATTCTTTAGGAATTGTCGTTGAATCAACTGCTTGAAAAGAAAGTTTATAATCTCTTTTATCAATTTGACTTGGTATTACTCCAAATGATTTTTTATTACTCATTAACTTTCACCTCTATTTATTTGGGTCTGGTTGTTGATTATCATTTTTTTGATTATCTTCGTTCATATTTATAGAATTTGAAATTACATTTGCTAAATCACCCAAATCATTATTTTTGATATCATTAATTATATTTCCCATATTAACTTTCATATTACAATCTCCATTTTTAGCTTTGGAAACTCCATCAATTGTAGACTTAGAACAATACAAGGTATAGATTGCAAAGATAACACCTAATATCGTATTAATAATTGCAGTACAGTCTTTTCCTAAAAACACATGCCCATATGTAAAAACCAAAAGTACAATTGTCAAAACCGTTTCAAGTATAATAAACCATAATTTTGAAATTTGTATTTTCATATTAGACCACCGTAGCAACAAACATTTTTACATTATCTACAAATACTCCTGCTGCTTGACCTACTTGCCCTACAGCTTTTAGAGTGGTAAGATAAATCCCGTTACTTGTTTTTTGATTGTACGTTTGAATAATAGAACTATTTCCAGTAGTTACATTTTTACTTCTGCTTGCTACGACATAAGTATTATTACGTTTAATATTAATTGGCATCGTTGTGTCACACGGAGCAAGATTAATCACGCATTGTTTAACTCCATTTACAAACACGCCTGTTCCAGAATTAACCCCGCCAATTGCTTTAACTTTAAAATAATGATTATTTCCGTTATGAGTAACAGAATCAATAGCAAGAACATTTCCTGTTCCAAAAGTTAAAGTAGGGGAGATAGCAGAAGTAATTTTAAACGTGTAATCTTCACCATGTAACATTATAAAATCTTGGGTAGTATCACATTTATATGATGAATCATTTGATCCAACATAGTCTTTATAACAAATATCCATATCTACATTTCCAGAGATTCCATTTACTCTACCGTCACTTGCTGTTTGCTGAATACAGCATGGAACATTAGGTGCACCAGTATAATCAGCAAGCCATAAATCATAAGATTTTAGTCTTGACATATCAAATTTATTACGAATGAAATCCAAATTAGTATAATTAGCAACACACCAACCAGCATTTTTTATTCTATTCATAAATGCAACGGCAATATCAGTAATCAATTTTTTGGTCATATTAATACCTTGTTTTTGAGCATACCTAATACTATCATATTCAAAATCGAAGCACACTGGCATTGTAAATTTACCTTTGTAGGGTTCAAGTATTTTCAAAAATACATCTGCTTCTTTAATAGCATCAGCAGGGGAGATGGCATAACTAAACCAATATGCTCCTACATCAATACCATTAGCTAAAGCATTTTGAACGTTATAATCAAAAGTAGTATCTTTTTGTGAAATACTATTGCCATATCCTGCTCGTTGGATTATAAACTCTACGCCGTCAGATTTTACTTTTGAAAAGTCTATTTTGCCTTGATATTTAGAAATGTCTATACCTTTTTTATTTGCCATTTAGTAATTATCTCCTTTTCTATAAAATATTTAAGCTACATTATTTTGTTTCTCGTAATCTTCATAATACATCCAATGAAGTTTTGTTCCGTCTTCTAATTTTCCTGCAAATTTTATTTTACCTTTACAACATTTTGCTATACTACTATTATCAATATTGTATATCCTTTTAACATCCATCATTGCATAAGGTTCAATAATTTCCGATTCCAAATCTGAATATTCCATCTCCTTAAATTTAGGCATAATAAAAAGACCACCCATAACTGAGTGGTCTTTAACTATTTATCACAAAATAATATACCACATATAGCGAAGTGAGATAAATCAAATTACTATATATGGTATATATTACAAAACGAATGTTTTGTTAGAACTTATGCATTAATTAATCCTTGTAACTCTTCATAATTCTCTTGAGTAATTCTATTGAAAGTTAAAAACACATCAAGTTTACTTTGTATATCTGCCTTATCGTAATTACCATTTTCAATCACTAGTTTCAAAAGTTTATATGTCATGTTAAATCACCTGCCTTAACACCGTTTTCAAGTAATGTTGTACGATAATCTAAATCTAACATAAAATTGGCATTATCAGACTGATTTCTTATATCTGAATTTAATTTATCTGATAAGCTATGATTTTTTACAATTGGGATGATAGGAAAACTAACACTATAAGGAAATCCTATTTGAGTTGGAATATCACGCAAAAACTGTTTATAAACATTCCAATCTAATTTCTCATTATCCAACATTGTTTCCCACTTATCTGAAGTGCAATAAGCGATATCGCAGTCATTTAAAAGTTTATCTCTATATGCTCTTATTTTCGCAGATTCCTGATCTAATTCATAGTCTTTTGCTTTCTGAATCCATTTGTCGAGATTAGATTCAATAGAAGCATATAGATTTGAACTGTTTGTAACTGGCATAGTATATTGGTCATACTCCCATACTGTAATTTCCTGTCCAGTCATACAATCAATATCTTTTGATTCTGCAATATTTTCATAAAAAATAGCAGAATATCCATCTCCATTATTAATAATATCAAATGGGGCTGACGGTATTTTTATGCTTGTAATTTTCATGTTTTATAACTCCTTTCATTCGCTTTACATTAATATATGGTTTAATCCATTTTTGATAAAATTGATAACTATCCGAATGTTTTATCCATCCCAAATAAGAGATAATAGCCATACAATTATGTGAGTTATATGATTTTTTCTTATATGTCCGTTTTACTTTTCTCGAAATTCTTAGCATAATAGAGCGTCTTAAAATTGTTTTATAGTGAAAGAATTTATAACCTAAGAAATCAATTCCTCTTGAATCTGTTTTGAAAACTTGATAATTAGATTTCAATTCCACACTTATTCCATTCAAGTATTGTGAAATTAATTCACAATCTTTATGTAATTCTCTTTTGTTTGACCCTAACAGCACCATATCATCCATATAACGCACATAATATTTTATATGTAATTGTTCCTTAATATAATGATCAAGACCTTGTAAATAGAAATTTGCAAACCATTGAGAAGTCACATTTCCAATAGGTAATCCATTATCACAACTATCAATTATCAAATCAATTAAATACAATAGTTTTTCATCTTTAAATTTATTTCTAAACATTTGCTTTAAACATTTTTGATTTATAGACGGATAAAAATGATGAATGTCAAGTTTTAAACAATATTTTGTATGTTTTCTATCGTGTATTAACCACTTTTCAAGATATTTTTTACCATAAGAAATTCCACGGTCAGGAATTGAACCACAAGTAAACTGATACATTCCTTTATACAAATATGGTTGAATTTGTTGTAATAACGCCCATTGTATAATTTGATCTGGATAAAATTTTGGAATATAAATTATTCGTTCTTTCTTTTTAATCCCATCTTTAATAATTTTTGTTTTATACGGAGAAGGAATATAAGTTTGTGTTAATAACATTTGTTGTATATTGTTAACACAAATATTAATATGATCAAGAACATATTTTACATCATTTCTTTTAGTTTTGCCTTTTGAAGCATTATGTATTGCAAGTTTGATATTTTCTTTTGCATATATTTTTTCGTATAAATAGCCTATTCTTTTCAAATTTCTTATCTACCTCAAAGACTTTCAATTTTTTACTAATCTCTGCCACATCGGTGTATTTTTGGCAAGTGCCAAGGGAAGTAAGGTGCAATAAATAAAATAAGATAGAGCCGCGCCAATATTCGCATTCGTATTCGACGTAGTATTATTCAGATTCACATAGAACAAACCCGTATTCGCCGTATTGCTCCAATTGCCACAGCACCTTAAACCCCTTATATTAAGGGGGCTGACCGCCCCCTATCCCCCGTTATTGTGGTGTGAAAGAAAGAGCCGCGCCAATAGTCGCATACGTATCCGACGCAGTATGATACAGATTCACATAGAACAAACCCGCAGCCGCCGCAGTGCTCCAATAGCCACCCGTATAGCATATATTTGTGCCAGTGGAAGTATAAACTTGATCATGGAATTTACTACTTGAATCCGCACTAACTACAGTTTTTGGAATCATACCATATCCATTAGAAATATTAATCGTATCAATATACGTTGATAAACTTGTAGACATTGTGACTCCAGTTGTATATCCTGTTGCTGCATCGTTATAAGAGCCATAAATAGAGTATTTTGCCGAACCAGATACGAGAATTAACCCGTCGCAAAATTTAGAAATATTCCCCCAGAAGTTTTCAATTCCGCAAAATTTAACTCCTGCCGTTCCTGTTTGATTGCCCCAATACATACCTTTAGTGTCCATTGTGCCAGTATTAATTGCAGCACTCGCGGAAGTTACGCCTTTACCAAGTAAAGCCTGTGAATCTGTCCCCTTAAACATCATAACAAACATAGCTTGTAAAAGTACACGCTTTGACCATTCCTGTTGCTGATAGCCCGTGCCGTTCGCCGTTGCCAATGTCCTAAACGCACTGATTGTTTGTTTAACCGTCGGTACTTTACCGCTCAATGACCGCAACGCATTATTATATGTGAATCCGTCATATGCTGCCATATACATTACATTTTGAATTACTCCACTTTGCGAGAGAAATGCATTTGCGCAATACGATGAATCCGGCGAAGTAAGCGAAAATCTGCATCCGACCCATGACACTCCGTTAATGTCGGTTTCTGAATAAAATTTATAATAAACCATCGGAAACTCAATCATTACATCGCCGTCCGTGCCTGATGTAATATCTGCCGCTGTCCCGTCAACCTTTTTTGTAAAATCATTTGGATTGAGGTAATACTGTACTACTCCGTTTTTGAGCATACACGGTTTAATATTTTTAAATAACCATGATTGTGACCAAGAACCACCATCAAATGTTGTCCCCATAGTTGCAGGAAGCCAATTTACAGCACCGTCCGTGTACTCTATCGCACCTGTGGAAGTATTCATTCGCCAACCTATTATGTCTGGTTCTGTTTTAAGAGTAAGCGTAACGGTTTGTGTACTGCCACCTGTGACTGTCACATTCGCTGCACCGCCGTAATACGATACTGGATAGTCAAGTAAAACCACATAATAAGTGTAGTTTTCTAAAAGATTAAATGTTGTATTTCCCAGTGCATCGAGCGCTTGGATATAATTCGCCCCAAGTTGCACATTTGTAATTCTTACACGGGTACTTCCAACACTCCCTCCGTCTGATGTCGCAACATGGACAATTAATTTGCCAGAATAATTTGGAATAACAGAACTTCCACCACCAGAGAAGTTTAACTTTGTACCATCATAAATGCAACTGACCCAATTCTCAGATTTAAATAAGTCAGTTGTTAATGCATCGCCATTCGATAATGTAGCAGATTTTGTAACGCCATTTACTTGCCAAGTATCACCTTCAGAAATTCCTGCTGTAGCAAAAAATATGATATTTCTACCAGTACCAATAAGATTATGTACTGTGCCGGTTTTTTCATGTGTGTATGTATGGATAACTCCTGCCGTATTTGAATCTATTATGAGACTAGCATTTGATACTGGATATAAATTATCATATGTACCATCTGAGTTCTTTTTGTGCATTTGTATTTTTCTATCCGCCATACTGTTTACTCCTCCTCTTTATTCATCATCTAAAATTTCACACCATATATCACCAACATTTTGTGCCTCTGGTTGAGTTGTCGAAACAATTATAGGATTAGGTAAATCAGCAACCTTTTCCCAATATGTACTTAAATCATTAGGTACTTTGTTTGTATGTTCAATAGTTGCATACCACAAAGAGTTATTCCATGACACGCAATCGTTAACATAATAAGGAGTTAAACTATCCCAAATACCTCTTACAGATAAGCCAAGACCACTTGCACCTTGTTCTCCGCGCATTGTTGCACAATACCAAAAATCTTCATTTGTCGGTAAAGTACCGATGGGAATATCGTTGTCAGAAATAGCGATGTATGTTTGAATACCACCATCGACTACATACTTAACTACATTATATTTTGTATATTTAGCTGTGGGATTAAAATCACCTTTAAATTTCATTACATGAACTACATAATCTTTATAATAACCTTCACAAAATCTTTGTACGGCAATGTTTCCATCATGACTTCTTTGTAATGATTTTGCATTTAATATATAATTGTTTAATTCAGGATGTAAATTTAATAATTCTTGAATACTTGCAAAATCATTGTTGTTATAATATTGACAATATTTATCAATAAAAGGTTTTACTGTAATGTCTACATCTTTATAAATATAATGGTCATCAACTTTTTCAGGGAAAGAACTTACTAAATCTGGATATGTTGCACTCATTAAATTACCTCTCTTTCTTTCATATATGAAAAGATTTCTGACTAAATTAATAGTCAGAACTCTCAATAATTAATTTATATTCAGTTTTGTATTTCACATAATTTTAGGGTATAAAGGATAATACCTTATCATGTCAACTTTCATTTTACCGTCCATTAATGTAATCGATATATTTTTAATCATATAAGTTCCAATAATACCATCTTTTGATTTGTATGTAATCAACTTATCTACCTTTAACCAAGGAATTAATTGTAATTCTAAAGAAATAGAATCTTCTAATCTTGTTGTTTTCCAGTTCTCAAATTCCGCACGCTGTAAGCACAGGTCATTAGAATAAATCTTATCGTAGTCATTACCAGATTTAACATCTATTCGTTCACTGATTTTTTCAACTGTATATGGACTTTCTGGATTTACAATATAAGAAATATTATCGGTATTAAATTTAGCTTTATAATATTGTTGCTTTTTAGCATTAGGCATTTCCGACACATGAACTGCTAAAGCATTAACTTGATATTGTCCTAAATACATGAATTTATTATGCCAAAACTTAAAAGCAGAGTATCCATTTATAGTACCAGCAGGAATAGTAACATCACTCGTATCTACAATAGGATACACAGAAAATGAATTAATTTTTAAAGTTGGATTTACTAAATTAACAGTATTTAATTTGATTGCATATGTTTTTCCATTTTCTAACGCTGTTAAATCTGTAAATGTAACATTATATTGACTACCACTATTGGTACAAACATCAGAATATCTATCTACATTAATTTGCTTTCCAAATACTTGTGTAATATTTTTTACTTTATCAAGTGAATTATTTTTAGATTCAGATATCAATAACTGTTTCTTTTCAATAGTCTGCCAATCTAAAACGATTTGTTCATTTTCACCAGTAGGTATCTTCTGACATATAAACACATCATTGTCGAAAAATACTTCAAAACCAGAATACAATGTATAAAGTTTTTCAATAACATCGTAAGCAGAATTTGAAGATGAAAATGATAAATCATAGGGAACAGTATCATTTTTCTTTTCAGTTATAGGATTGATAGTTGTTGAACCTATATTTGGAATTAAATATTTCTTAATTCCTACTTTTTCTAATACTCCAATCATTGCTTCTCTAATATTAGTACCTGCTAATATTTTAGTTGTTGTTGTACCAAATAGGGGAGTATCTATTAATTTACTCATAAAATCTAAACATTTTAAAGTAATGGAATTTGTAGTAGTATCATATTGAAAATTATTTTCTGAAAACGTATATATCCCCATATCATAATATTGTATCTCTTGCGTGATTAAAGATTTTATACCAATACTAACTTTAATATATCTATTAAACCAAATCTTAGATTCTTGATTTACCAAATAACTTTTATTTTTTACATGAGAAGTTAAACTTAATGTTTTTCTGATATTAGATGAACTGTCTATTGATATACTTCCACTTGTTACAGTACCTTTTAATATATCAATGGTTTGTAGGGATTCATTTAAAATTTCAAGTTTACAATATAACTCTTTAACGTGTTGTCCTAATATTGCAATATCTTTGGCAGTAATAATATTATTCATGTAGTATCACCATCCTGAACTATCAACGGATACTAACCCATTTTCATACAAATCTTGACTATTTGTAATATCACCGATAGATACCCACGAAAAATTTGTGCTTACTTTTAATCTGTGTTGACTGTTATCCTCTGATATATTATCTACAATAGATACAATCCAGCAATGTCCTGTGTCAATTTTTAAAAATTTTGGCTTCCCGTCACTTAAAAAATCAAGAAAACTATCTCTATATTTCCAGCCATTTTCAACATCAAAAGCACAAGTATTTTCGTCCAATTGAATAAATACACCACTTGCTGTACCGCTATCATAATTGTTTTGGCTATTAATAACAACAATAGGAAATTTTCCATCGATACTATTCAAAACAGAACTTGGACGATTTCTTTGTCTTGTAACTTTAACATCTAACGGAGTTAAAAATGTTTCATTCATTTCAGACAAAACAATACCATCAAAATCACTTACAATACTATTCATATTATAATTACTCTCTATACCATTAATAACAGGAACTACAGCAATTTCATATTCTGTTTTATTTCCCTTACAAAATCTATCAAATCTTTCTGTAATTAAATCTTCTGCTTTAGAAATAGGAATTTCAAATAAATTTACCCACGTATTTGTTCCTTTTTCACGATGCTTTATTCTTAACGAATTACATTGTGATGAACGGAAATTAATATTTCCTGCCAAAAGATTATTATTAAATTCAGCATTTAAAATAGTATTAAAATCCCAAGTTTTATCTAAAGACTTTGTTATATCAACTTCAGTGTTTTTAGTAGCAAATAAATTATCAACTATACTATTTTGTAGAGTAATACTATTTATATTATCAATATGTGTAGGAGTGTAATCACAACTATGTAATCCTCCTAATGCGTTTCCTAAAAACATAAATTACACCCCTTTCATTATATTATTGCATTTATATCATATAAATTATTTATTTTTTTTATAATAACGTTTACTGATTGATCATTGTTCAATACATTCATCGGTTGTGTTGCAATTCTATATTCTGTAAAACTATTTTGTACTGTTAATAAAAAATAACACTGTTGAATGTCATTAAACTTGCCTAACATATATATAACTGAAATATTATATACTCCATTAGATAATTGTAAAAATGTTGAATAAGGTGTAATATCTTGTCCTGTGTATTCCATTGTAAAACTATTAAAGTTAATACCTTTATTAAATTCTACTTTTTCACCATTTACTCTTAAATCAATTTTTGTATTATCTATAAAAGTAGGAGGGTGAGATGTGCTTTTACCTTCAATATCAATAAAATTAGTTTTAATCTTAATAGACGCTTGATGTGGTAAATTAGTTAATTCAACCATACTAAACAAGTCAGGTTGAATATAAGCAACGGAAAACGAAATATATCCAGTATAAAGTATTGTTCCTTCAACGGTTGTTCCAATTGCTTTTATATTATATTGAGTATTATTTGTTAAACTACTTATAATCGTAGACGTTGTCTGCGTTGGATACAACAGCCCACTTGAAAATATTTGATTGTGACTTGTATCATAGAGAATAATTTGAAAATCTTGAAGTAATTCATTTTCTAATTGAGAATATGACATCTCAACAGTATAATTAGAATTATGAATTATTTGATTTTCTGAAATATTAATAGAGAAAGTAGGGGAGGTATAACAATAAAATAATATAGGAGAACTTAAAGGCGATTCAACATTATTTACATCAAACACGGAAACTTGTGCTGAGTATTGTGTTCCATTTTGCAATGTATTAGCTGGTAATATTGAAAACAATTGCATATTATCAGAAATAGCATCATATATAACCACATTGTCAGAATTTTTTCTAACTATTAATCTGTTTTTGAATACTTGATTGCCTTGCCATGTAAATTCAAGTTTGTGTTCTTGTGTACCATCAAATGCTGATTGTTGTTTTAAAATAGGTATATTCATTGTTTACATCTCCTCCTTTCCGATAATATAAGCCTTGTTTTTATTGTTTTGAAAATATGTAACTAATACAGAATTTCCAATTGAAAACATGTCATTAGATAAAGAGGGTAGAGCATAATCTCCACCCTCAATTTTAACTATATAATGCTTAGTATCTATTACACTAATTACAGTTCCTTTAACCGTTCTGTCGAAAGGAAGTTTATCTTTTATTTTATCTATTGCGTTCACAATTGTATTGGATAATATTTTTATTGCTTCATGGTCAATGTTCATGTAATTAACTTCCTTTCTTTATTTTTTTTTAAATAAATCTTGCAATATCTGATTAGGCAATTCGTCTACAATAGCTTTGGATAAACCATTAACATCTTTTACACCTTGCAAATTAATATCACCAATTGATAATTTAATATAAGATTTAGTATTATTTCTTGAAATAGAATTAAGATTTGATGGTGTTTGCATGTTTTTCAGCATTAACATTTGCGGATTTGTGGCAGATGCAAGCGTATCTAAAATATTTTTAGTTTCACTTCCGTTATAAACTTTATCACCATATTCAAGAGATGTTAATCTACCTTGTTGTGGATGTAAAATAAGTTCCTCACCATTTCCATCATCCACATTTGCTATTTGATTATAAGGAACTTTATCAATGCCAGTAGCATAATGAGAAAATTTTGCAGAAGAGTTACCTTTTAATTTAACAATAGCTTCTCTTGCTTGTTTTGCTTTTTCAGCAGAGTTTAACATTTTTTCAGCATATGTTGCCATTTCACGCTGTAATGAAATATATTTATTTTTAAAATTATCAACTACCCCAAGTCTTTGAGCTAATATTTCTGCCTCGGCTTGTGCGCCTAAATTTTCAGATATTAACAATAAATCTTGTTGGTATTTATAATCTTCTGCAACTGCTGCCCATTGTTCTTTATAATCTTCCCAATTTTCAATATCTTCTTCAAGGTCTTCTTTTTTACGTTTAAGAGTTTTTTCAAGATCTTTTTGATAATCTTCCCAGTATTTAATAGAATCTTCAAGTTTTTGTTTTTCATTTTCAAGTTCCTTTTCAAGGGCTTCCTTTTGTTGAGTTAAATCAAAAACTTGTTTATCTCGTTTTGCATTAGCAAGATTTTCTTTGGCTGTGTTTATAGCGTCGGTATCAGCTTCATAGACAAACCCTTGTCCACGCCTAAATATTGATACTGTTTTTTGATTTTGAGCAGCTTCAAAAGCAGCTTTCGCCTTTTCTAATGCTATTTCCTTTTCGTGTTCTTCATTTATTTTTTGTAAAGCGTCAATTTTTTCCTGAATCGGATCAATTTTAATTTTGTATCTTTCTTCAAGTTTTTCTTCACGTTCTTTTAAATCATCAATGTGCTTTTGTGCTTTGTCAATCCTTCTCTGATAATGTTTATCAATAGCTTCTTCACGCTTTTGAATATCTTTTATATGCTTATCGGCAATGTTCTCAACGGCAGATTCAGTGTCTTGCAATTTTTTATTTTCGTTTTCAAGCATTGCTTTATTTACATCATAAATTTTCTCTTGTAAAGCAAGTCGATTTTCATCAGTGTTAATTAATTGTAAGTTTCCATGAATAAGATTATTTTGAATTTCAAGAAGATTTTGCAAATGCTGAGGTGAGTTTTCTTCAATCTTTCCAAGTTTAATACGAGTATCAAGTTCTTTGAGAGATAAATCAAGAGTTCCTTGTTGATAATTCTTTAAGGCTTCGTGTACTTTAACACTAAGTTCTTGTTTTGTTTCATTATCAAGTTTACTCTTTGCCCATTTATTTTGTAAAGCAGATAAAGCATTATAATAAGACATTCTATCTTTATCATATTTACCTAATGATTTGTTAGTTTCAATAAGCTTTAACTCTGCTTCATATTGCTTTTTTAATGCGTCCTCTGCTTTTTTAGCTGCTGATTCTGCTGATTTAGCAGAAGATTTTTGTTTTTTAGTATCATTACTTAAACTGTTTGATGTTTTAAAATTAACTCCATTGAGTGATATTTTATTTAAAGAATCAATTGCTTTTCTGTATTGTCCAACTTCTGATTCAATAATTTTCAATTTCGCTAATGATTCTTTATTTCCTTGACCAGCAGACATACCAAGTTTTGCATAATCTTCAGTAAAAGCATTTGTTTGTGCATTATAAAATCGTGACCAATTATTAATTAAATCTCGTAATAATTTGTTATCAACTTCAGATTTAGCTTGAGCTAAATTTTTATAGTTGGTTAAATCAACACCATACAATCTTTTAAATTCATTAACAAATTTTGAATTTTTTAGAATTGTTTCAGAATAAAATTGATCATTTGCAAACAACTTATTAAGAATAGCTTGCTTATAGGCATTTTCATCTTCTTGATATTTTCCTTGTAATATAGACATCAGCCCAGATGTAGAGATGATACCTGCTTGATACTGTGCAACTACTGTTTCTAATTCTGGATATTTATCAATTATTTTTTGAAGATTTTCTAATGAAATAGTTCCATAATCAGAAACATCTTTTTTAACAGATTCAAAAATTGATGCTTTTTCTTGAATTTCACTCATTGAATCAGCTAATTTATTAGTAGAATTAGTTGCTTGGTCAGCCACACTCTTGATTTTAGATATAGCATTAGCTAATTCAGATGGAGACATATTACCAATATTTTCAATTTTATATGCTATTTTTAAATCATCAATAGATAAGCTTTTAACAAATGATTTTGCTTCTGGTTTAACTTTTTTATCCAAATCAGAAAGCATTTTATCAATATTTTTACTATCGACATCAAATTTAAGCATAATTTTTAATTTATTTGCATCAAGTTTTAAAATCTTTGCAATTTCATTAATTAAATTATTAATTTGTGTTTTATAATCTAATGCAGATAGTTTAGTTTTGTCAATACTAAATAGTTGATTAATTGCATTTTTAGCTTCTGAATTATTAGCGAGAGAATCAGTCATATCTTTAATTGACTGTTTTACATTTTCTAATTTTTCTTTAGTATTGATATCCGCTTCAGTAAACTCATTAATATAATCTGTTAAAAAGTTTTTTTGTGCATCATTAAGTTTATCATACGCAGATAGTGTTTCTGGAATAATTTGCAATGTTGGGTTAAGTTTTTTAGATTCAGTATCAAGTTCTGAAACTGACTGTGTATATTCAGTCAACTCATTTCTAACTTTTTCTATACCATCAGTATTAATATATTGACTTAAAAGTAAAGGATTTTGCTTTAAAGTATCTGCTACTTTCTTTAGATTTTCAGTATCTCTTAATAGTTGTGTTATATATCCTTGTTGATTATATAGTGATGCTTTATCTAATTTTGAATCATCCAACTTAAATACAGATAAAAATTCTTTATATTTATCTGCTGAATTTTGCATACCTGACGACAAATTACTGGAAATGCCTGTACCTAATTTACCTAATTTTTGATTAACTGAATCTAATTGCTTATTATAATTTCCAATTGTACCTTGAGCCTTAGTCCATAAATCATCATCTGAAACTAATTTTTCTTTTTCAATTCTAATTTTTTCTTTTTCGAGCTCTATTGACCGTTCAACAAGTCCGTTATTATCAGCGATTGCTTTTCCTTCTTTATCATATCCTGTTTGTAAAGAAGGGGAGATACCAACAATCTGTTCAACAATTTCTTTATAACGCTTATATTCTTCTGTTGATAATCCAACATTGTTTCCATAAGTGTCTACACCCTTAGAAAGCTTGTTAAATTCATTTTTTAATCCTTCAAGCGTAGAAATATTTGACTTTGCAGAATCAACATTTTGTTTGTATGCCGTTGTTAATTCATTTGCGGTTTCAATAGCTCTTTGTTGAGAGGTTGCTAAATCATTAATCCATTCAATTGTTTTTTGAATAGCAATTGATGCGAGAACTGTAACGCCTACATTCATTGCAATATTTAAAGCTTTTACTCCAACAGTTGCAGCTTTAGACGCTATGCCAACACTTTTAGTAGCAGTTGCGGCGGCTGTTTGTGCTCTTTTAAATCCTTCTACACTATCAGTACCAGCAACTATTTTTGGAGCAAAGTCTTGCGCTTGTTTACTTGCCTTACCAAGTGTTTGTTCAAAAAATTCAGATTTATTTGTTGCTGAACCAACTCCATCAGCATATTCTTGAAGTGCTTGTTCATCCTTTTTTAAATCTTTAATTAAGTCTAATTGTGCTTTTTTCTTAATTGACCAAATATTACTAAAACCTAAACCAGAAAAATTTTCTTTCTTTTCAATTGTTTGAAATGGAGTTAATATCAATCTGTTACTTTCACTAATAAGATGAGGTAGTCTTATTAATTACTGACCATAATTATTTTACGTTTGTATTGATTTATTAGATATAAGTGATATACTATAAATATATAGTATTGTATAAGGTGGTGCATTATAAATGAACGAGCACATATTATATTGCCCTAAATGTGGTGAAGTTATATTGGATTATTTTGACAATAAAAAAGATATAATATTTGGTGGAATCTGTGTCCATTGTAGTGGTTTTTTTAAAAAATATAAATTAATAGATACTGGAAAGAGCTATGATTATTTCAATGAAAAAGCTGAACCAATAAATGAATTTTCATCAAATTGGAGAGAAGAAGTTAGAAAAGAATTTGTTTATGGAAATCCTTTATATAACAAAAAAGCTGATATGGAACATCGTAAAAGCTTTCAACAAACTGTAGACAAAATGCACAAAGATGCTGTGATAGAGCAATCAAGAACTGACACAGATACCACTCCACATTGTCCTACCTGTAACTCAACAGATATTGAAAAGATATCTACATCAAGTAAAGTAGGGAAAGCAGCATTATTTGGTGTGCTTGCAATTGGAAGTATAACTAAGCAATTTAAATGTAACAACTGCGGATATAAATGGTGATAATTTTAATGGTGATATAATAAAAGACTGGATTTCAATGTCCAGTCTTTTTAATTCAATCACCTAACATCCAAATTTGACAATCTCTACAGGATATTTATTGTCAGATATATCTTTAACACTCGCAATAACACAACATTGATTATCATTTGTTATCCATGCTGAACTATATCTATTGTCATTAAGTGTATCCGATACAAGTTTTAGTTTGCCCAAAACAGATTCGGAAACATAACTTGAAAATGAATTAGACTGTTCTTATAAGGCAGAACCAATGAAAGGATTTTTCCTCGAAATAGTAAAGGAACAGTATGAAATAACACGAAAAGATC